TGTTCAGCAGCTTTAAGTTCGGCTTGTTTCATTGCATACTGAGCAACTGCTTTTTCAGCAGCTTCTGCAGCAAATGACTCAAGATTAAACTCTGGGTTGCTCTCAGGAGATTGTTTTTCTTTTGACATATTTGTCTCCGTTGTGGCTTTCGCCGTACTTGGCTGCTCAATTTCAACAGCATCTGCTGAATCGTTTAAGTTAGCCGTATAAAAAGTATGCTTGTACTTATTGTACTCTTCCATAGAATCAAATGATTTGCTTAACCCAAAAGTTGCCCCTTGGTTGCAAGGTATTGATACTACAGAAACTTCAAAAAGCTCTGCGTCCTTTATTTTATATCCGTCAGTTTCAGTCATATAATCAGCGTCCTTGACTTTGAAACCAACAGAAAAAGCTCCAAGGACACCGTCTTTAATTAATTGCGTTACATCACCAGCAGCTTTAGAAATCTTTGCAGATATTTCTAAGCCCTTGTCTGTAACTTTTAAATCTTTTGCACGACCAATCGGTTTGTCATAGTTATGATTAAACAAAATAATTGGATTACCTTTATAGTTTTCCAATCCACCTTTTGTCCAAGCATCGGCTTCGATTATGTCGCCTGCTCTATCGAGAGCATTAGTACTAGCAGATCCTTTAATATCTACACCACCATCTTCGTTTTCGCCTAGTGATTTAAAAGTGCTAGTCCAATGATAAATTTTACTTGACATCTTTCTTCTCCGCTTTCTTGGCTTTAGGAGCCTTTGGCGCAGGAGCAGGAGCTGGAGCTTCAACAGCAACAACTACTGGATGTCTTTTCTTCATGGCTGATATTACTCGTTTCCAAGATCCAAATGCTCTTCTAAGCATATAGTCTTTTACGGGAACGTCAGTACCATGGCTTTTGTAGGTTGGTAAATCCATTGACTCGACTCCTTGTTCTACGAACCAGTCGGATAATGCTTTTGCCATCATATCTTTTGTCATAATTTTAGTTTTCCTCTATTGGTGACGACTCTGGTGGTCGACCTCCCTCTTCAGGATTAACGGCTGAGCCTGCAATATTTTGCGGTACTCTAGGATCGTCAAATCCGTCTACAGGTTCTTTGCCTATTGCTTCTCTTGCTTCATTTGGACTTATAATTCCAGTATTAACAAGTGTTGCATAATAAGCTGCTTGGTCTCTCAGTTCTGGTTGTAATGCAGGTATTCCTGTTACATCTTCAGATAGTGAGAATCCAAAGTATCGTTCTAATGCATATCCCATCTTTCTTACGATTGGTAAGACAGTTTCAAGATAGTACAGTCTGTGATTGGGTCTTATGTTTGCGTTATTACCACCGTCCATTAAAATGGGTGGTATTCCCATAGCTTCTAATATGATTTTCTCATTCGCTGTTATTGAACTTTGAAAATCTAGTTCTTTGAAATTGATATTTGTTAAGGTAGATACTTCTAGTCCACCGTCTAGTATAAGAGGTCGTCTGCCTCCTGTTGTTGGGTTGTATCTCATGCTCCATGCTTGTAGCATTCTTTCTTTAATTTTTTCAGAAAGAGTATTTGGAGACTTAAGTACTAAACCTGGAACTGCTCCATTCTTGAAGAAGTTATCTTGAAAACTTCTCATATTGCTAAGTAACTGCATAGTTCTAAATGCAGGTTTTAATCTTGGTGTTCCTCTGTAAATGGAGTTAAAACTATTCTCTTTTATATGTATTATCTCGTTAACTGAATAGTCTATACTGTTGTCATATGTGTATTTTTCGATATAGTTAATATCGTCAGTATAAATAGTAACTTTATTTGCTGGCAAGTGATACATATGTGTACCATCAAAGTATATAAATATATTGCCATCAATCATTAAATCAATAATTAAGTTTCTTTTAAAAGTACTAATATCCTGAAAAGGGTTTGGTTCTACATTTAAAAGTAAGTTAACTTTTGATCTACGAATTTGTTTTAGTATACTATTTGTTCCAGTTATTTTCTCCCCAACTGAAAAAGGTATTTCAGAAACATCATCAACAATCATATTTACTGCTCTGTTGACGATTTCTAATTGTTCATATGCATTACGATAATTTGTAACTATTTCACGCGAGTCTACAGTTAAACCCTCGTTTCTTGAAATAACATATTGTGAAGGATTAAGCTTTTCGTCGCTTCTTCCTAAAATTCTATCGTACCATGCCATATTTTTGTCTCTGCTTCTCGACCCAACGTTTTTGTTTCTCTGCTGTAATCAATTTGGGTCTTTTTCCATATATTGAATGTAATCGTAAATGATGCTTATGGCAGAGCGTTACTGTGTAATTATACACTTTCTCCCAGTTATCATCAATAAAGGACTTTCGAAGTGCTAGTATGTCTTGCTCATTCTCTATAGTATATTTTTCTGTTTTCAACCAAGTTTCTAGTAATTCAGTCAGTCCGTAGTAGTGATGAAAGTCTAAGTCTATATTGCTTTCGCAAATATAACAACTACTTTGTTTCTTATATTTGGATTTAGCCTTGTCTCGTACATATTTAACTAAATCTCTTTTTAATTTCATATTTCAACTCTTAATTAGAATTATACCAAAAAGTCACATCATATGTCAAGAACTGTTTTTTACAGGTCTTATTAAAACGTAGTGGCTGTAGTTTCAAATGTATACAGTGCATATCGTAAAGCATCAGCCATGTGGGATGACATATTGTGTTTTGGTTTTTCTTTTAATAAATTAGGATTCGGATCCCATTGGTATTGATCTAGTGACATCTGCGCTTGTTTACAAGTTTGGTCTACAATGAGATCATCATTGTCTACAATTCCTGCGACATGCCCGATTCCGTCTAATACTGATTTCTTTGCATTGATAGTACTAATATCATAATTTTGTGCAAAGTCGTATCTTGTTTGTTGTGCTGCAGAGTCAATATAAATCCAGTCAATGTCCCATTTATCAATTAATTTTCGTATCTCTATAGCATGTTGTTCTGTAGTACGTTCAGCATTCATATATTCATCTACTAAGTAGTACTTTTCTTTATCCCAGTCGTAAGCAATAACACAAAATGCAGTAGGATCTTTATACCCTACGTCGAGTCCTCCAAAGACATCCATTTGACTAGTATCTAGTTCTTTTAAATCTGCTGTGCATTCTTCGTGATTAAATGCCCATACTTGTCCTTCAAATACATTAAAGTCTGCCATGTATTCTTGATTAAATTCTGCTTGGGACATTGTCTTTTTAGCTTCTTCAATATCTGCTTCTGCTACTCTTGGATTCTCATGATATGTTGCTTTTATACTACACCACTCTGGAAACTCTTCTGAGTAGCCTCTATAATAAAATTCCGCAAAATAATTATTTCTACCCCGTGGAGTAGATATAAAAATTGCTTTGGAGTTTTCTTTGTCTAGTGTAGGTCTGAGTGCAACATTAAAAGCATCTCGTCCATCTGTTAATGCTGCTTCATCGAATATAATGAGATCATAACTTCTACCAACTACTGAGTCTACCTGATTGATAGAACCCATTCGTATAGTAGAACCGTTTGATAGTTCAATAACTTTATCTTTTGCATTGTCTCGTGTTACCTCTAAGTCAAAATGCTTGATGAGATTTCTCTGTAAGTCAAATGAGATTTGAGATAATGAGTAGTTAGGTGACATTAATAGTACATGAGCTCCTGGCACTAAACAAGTTAACTGTCCTATAATATTACTTATATAAGTTTTTCCTTGTCGTCGTGATACTGCTGCACATACGAAACGATATTTGGGATTGTTGATTGCATTGATAATTGCAGTTTGTGAACTATTTGGTGTTACATTTAATAAGTTAAGATACCCTTCAATAGGTAACTTAATAAAACGAGTTTCTGGGTTCATGTCCATTAAGTAGTCTTGCACTACATCGGAACGACTTATTTCAATCAATGTAAGGTCTCTTTTTCAAATAGGTTAAAGGGATCGTCGGAATCAAAGAGTCCGTGTTCTTTGGCAAGTTGTAGAAGATAAAGATAACCACCACATAAATCAATAATATCAGTCTCAGCTTCAGATGGAGTTATTCCATTCACTTGTCGTGTCTGAAGTTTTTTGAGTACTTCTGCGGCATGCAAGGACAATCCTTCTAGCCACACTGCTCGTCGATCTATTACTTTTGGTACTGTCATCCTTTTCTTCTTTTACTTCCAAATCTTCTTTTTTGGGATCGAGGTGGTCTTTTCTTAGAACCACCTTTACCTGCCCAAAATACTTTGTTTGCCCAATAGGCTGCGGAAGATTTTCCTTTTCGGATATTCTTTCCGTGTCTCGCTTTAAAACTTCTTCTGGCTTCAGGACTATAGTTGTGCCCCATGCCTTGCGCTCCAAAACGAATGATTTTTATTTTACCACCAACTCTTACAGCTACTACAGCTTTTTTGGTT